TTAATTTAGATCCAGGGTTTTCACGTCTGTATCTCGCAACTCCAGCCTTAGTCATACCTGCACCAGACTTAGTTGATCTAAAATATTTTTTAGTTTTTGGTGGTTGTCTATCTCTTTTTCGCATTACATCATACCCATACGTCTAGCCATGAATCCACCACCCATTGCTTTTTTTCTTTTAGGTGCAAAAGTTGCAGCTCTTGAAGGTGTTGGTCCTGTATTTGCTTTTGCTTGTTTTCTAGCAACAGCACTTCTACGCTGTCCTTTAGACATTGCTCTAGCTTTCGCTATCGGTACACATTTTGGATAATTTTTTCTTTTCTCTCCACCACTTCGTCCGCATTTAGGATACGAACCATCTTTTCTTTTATTTGCTATATCAACCCAGTTTTCTTTTACCCAGGCTCTTAATCCTTTTTTGGCCATTAGACCATCCTAGTTCTTTTTTCTTTTCCTTTTAGGATTGCTCCACAGCCTCTCGCTACAGCTCCACCTTTGCTGTACATCGCTCTATCCATCATCATTCCACCGCCCATGGCTTTTTTTCTTTTCTTTTTGCCACCTGGTGTAACTTTACCTGAACATACTGCTGATGCGTACATGTTAGCGTATGCCGACGGGTACACTTTAAATTTTCTTTTCGCTGCGGCTTTACCTCTTGGACATAGTTTTGCCATTATACAAACCTCTTTTTCTTTTTATCTTTTTTAACAGCTTTATCCATTGGTGTTTTATTTTTTTTCTTTTTATCTTTTGCAATAAATTTAGCTATTCTATCTAATTTTGTTATTTCAGGTTTATTATCTAAACCATATTTAACACTTTGCATTCCAAGATTTCCGCCACCTTTAAGACCTACTCTACCACCTTTAGCTTTGTTTTCTGCAAAGGCAGTATCAATCATCTTTTTTATTGATTCAGTATTTTCTTTTTGTATTCTTTTATATGCTTCTTTATTTGATTCTGTTTTTTTCTTACTTCCTTCAAAAGTAAATTTGTCATCTTTTTTAAACGCTTTGTTCGCTGCTTCAAATTGAGTTTGACCTAATTTAGCTTTAGCTCCTTTTAATCTTAAATCTGCAATTCTATTTGCAGCTTGTAGCTTTTTTAATTTTGTATCAGGAACGTTTGTTTTAACGGATTTAATTGCTGCACCAGGATTTGGATTTTTTTTGAAAGCTTGTTTAGCTGCAGTATATATACCTTCAATTTTTTTAAACATTATTTTTTTCCTCCGTTTTTAAAAATCTGTGTGCCCTTTATACCATAAATACTCGCCACGACAAGGATCCACAAATTTGTGAACCATGACGGGAGCTGCTGGAACTGCTCAAAGAACTCTTTTATCTTTGCAGCTGCACCAGGATCGTCCGAAAAGACACCCCAAGCAATCACCAAGATGGGCAATGTGAGTACGATCAAAACAAACTCGTCTTTCCAGTCCGACTGTCTAGCTTCTAATAATTTACCTTGGTATTCGCTCTCACCTCTAGCCATCTTAGATGCATGCATGTGTTGAGCGTCTGCCATCGCCATCTTCGTCTCTTGTTTTTTCTTATAGATGTGCGTTGCAGCGTTTAAGCCAAGTTTAAGTGCACTAAACCACATAAATTAGTACGCTTTTGAGTTTCTTTTCTTTTCTGGCAACATTCTGTTCTGTCCGCCAACTGGCATTTCAGGTTTTCCTGTTGCAATATAGTTAAATGCTTGATCAGCAGTAGTTTTTGATCTAGGATCTACTTCAATACTCTGTTCTGCAACTTTAACTTCTTTGATTTTATCAAGTTTTTGCATTTTTGCTCCTTTTTTATTAATTATCGTCTATCACAACTTTAGCTTGTTGTACACCTTGCTTTGCAAGGCTAACTCCAGCACGTAATTTAGCTAAATCTTCGTTTTGTTCCATTTTATCTTCTGCAATATCACCTTGTTGCATCAATCTTGACTTAGCAATGTCTATTTGTGCCTTGTCATAGTCTCTTTTTCGTTCATTTTCCATCGCACGAAGGTCAACTTCTCTAGATTTTAGTTTTAAAAGTGGGTCAGAGTCAAATTGTGACGTAATTTTCTTCTCTTCTTTCATAAATTCCTCTGTCATCTCTGCAACAAGCACAGCTTTTCTTGCTTCAACTTGATTTGTCATCGATTGTAGCTGTTGTTGCACTTGTGGATTCATTGCAGCCATCTGTTGTAGCTGCATCATCTCTTGCATTTGCTCTCTAAACTCTAATTGTACCTGTTCTTGAGCCATAATTGATATGTGTTCTAAAATATTTTTCTGTATTGCAGCCATAATTGCAGGATTATTTCTTACCATGTTAGTTGACATGAAATTTAAGTGTGCAGTTATGTGTGCTTGATGGTCTTGACCAGGAAAAGCTTGGAATGGTTTTCCTGCTAAAGCATTTATGTGCTCCATACTTGGGTCCATTGGTGCGTTTGGGGCAGGTGGTGGTAAAACAGCATCAATATTTTTTACACCAATTGCTTCGTACATGTTTCTGTATATTTGATACAGGTTATGTAGCTGTGGTTGCGATGTTGCAAGTTGTAATTGTGTTTGTGCCATCGTAACTCTTTGTGACATTGAAAAAATATTTGGATCTGCAACCGGTATTACATCTATTCTGTCATCAAAATCAGATTGTTTAACATTTCTTTGACCACCAACTACATCATATGGATACTCAGGTGGTAGATATTGTGAAACAACTTTCGCTAAAATTTTAAATTCATCTTTCATTGCAGCATAACATCTTTTGTGTATTGCAGACATAACTCTAGATCCTCTTTCAAGAAGAGCAATTGTTGTGCCTACAGCTGCATTTTGTTTTGTATCACCAACTTGCATGTCAGCAATTGCTGCAAATCTTTGACCTGCTTGAACCACAACACCAAGTAATTGTAATAATGTTGGTGATGGTTCTTTGTATGGTAATGGAAAGAAAGCATCTCTTAAACTACCGCCTGGTGCATCTACATCTTTAAATTCACCTGGCTGTATTGGTGATGCTTCATCTCTAACTCTTACGCCTCTTTGTTTAAATCCTGCAGGTAAGTTTGCTAATGTTCCTGCATCTAGCAACTGACGGAGAGCCGTAGTTGCAGTACGGCTCAATCCGCCAATCATGTGAATGAGTCCAAAGCCATAAAATCCAAGTCCTGGCAGAAATTTGAAATGGACAAAGTATTGGATCTTATTTTTCTTTAGATCATTGGGCGCATAGTTCCTTCTAATAGAAAGAACTGTTCGGCTACCTTCTTCTACAGTTACTATGTAGGGTAATTTTATTCCTGTCGGCTCATTGTTTTCATCGACATCTTCAAAACCTTCTAAGTCTAAATTAACATGACACTCTAACAAAGTATAAATTGATTCTGGTTTACCAGATTTTTTTGTGCCATCTAATTCTCTTTCTTTTTTTTCAACGTCATTTTTTTCTACGTTGGCAGGTGGTCCTAAATCTACATCAACATAAAAACCGTTTACTTGTTGTTTACGTAACTCGTTCTCTGACATTTTAATTACGTGTATTACTGATTCCGCATCATCCAAACTTGTTGCTGTGTATGGCACAACTAATTCATCTGCAGGTACAAATTTAGATACGACTCTACCCATGGGCACGTCATAATAAACTTTTTTAAATGTAGAACCTGCAAGTGGTAAATGAAAAAGCATAGAGTCAAACTCTGCTTCATACTCTTTCATTTCATCCATGATTAAATAATTCATGTAATCTTTTACACGTTGTGCTTGTTGTTCTGTTCCAGGATTTTTCAAACCAATAACTTGTGTTCTTACTGGTCCATCACTTGGTAATAATTCTTTGTAGGCTTGTGCTTGAAACTGTGTAACGGCTTCTGCTAATACTGGGTGTGTTGCACCACTAGCTCCTTGAAAAGGCTCTGTTCTATTTTCATATTTAAAACCAAGAAGATCCAATCCTTCTGTGTAAGATTTTTCCCAATCTTTTCTAGAAGCTTTGTAGTCCATGTAGTTGTTAACCATATCTCCACCGATTGGTTCTAAAATGTCTTCTGGTAATATGTCTGCTAAATTATCAAAATGATTTTCTGTGCCCGGTATATTTATAGCTCCCGGTTCAAAGTCGATAGTTGCGCCACCATCTTCTTCTGTTATTACTTCTACAGGTTCTTTTGTTTCTTCTTCCTGAACATTAACATCGGTCATCTCCTCTTCTGAAGGAATTTTTACTTCTGTACGTGTGTTCGGGAGTCCTTTATCTATTTCTGCCATTTATACTCCTATATTTTATTATCATTTTTTAATAGACCTGACAAGCCTTGTGAGTCAGGATTCATTGATATTCTTTGTGGACCTTTGTCTATACCACCTGATAATCCAGCAATACCTCCACCAGCAAACGAAGCGAACATGCCTTCGCCCGTAGGAGCACCACCTAATTGTTGCATGACTTCTGAAATGTAAGGAGAAGTCCCATCAGTGATACTATCTAAATCAAAACCTCTTTGTTTATTGTAAAGATATAATTCTCTTCCTTCCATCTCTCTTAAACGATCAGCTTCTCTTTGACGTTCAGATTTAAATGGAACATTTTTTGTAAAAGGATTTACTATGTCAGCTGCATATTTAAGAGGTTGTGTGTAAGCATCTAAATCTAAAATAGGATCTAATACATTTCCTAGTTTACCACTAGTTGGATCAACTTGTCTTGCTCTTGTTTGATATGTTTTTACCAGTTCATCTTGAGTCTTCTTTTTAAAAACATTATCTAGATAATTAAAACCTGTTTCATAATCTGAAACATTATCAAATTTAAAACCCATTTTTCTTAAAGTTGAAAGATAATTATCAACTGACTGATCAAGTTGTTTATTAACTTTATCTCTTACTTGAGTGTTTGCAAATGGAGTTTCAAGAGATTTATCTGCTTCTGCTACTCTGTCTTGAGCATCTAATTTTCCGATTTCATTATCTAATCTATTTATATTCATTGTTTCTTGTAAAACTTTTAATTGATTGTCATCAAATTTTAATTCTTTTGCTTTATTCATTATGGCTTCATCAAATTGTTTAAAATCTGCAAATATAAAAGCTCTGTCAAAAGACTCGGCTAAATCCATTCCTTTACTAAAATTATTAAGACCATCTGCTAAAACATATGCAACCTCACCACCAATTAATGTCGATGGGTTTATAACATTTAAACCAACTCTAGCTGCAGCGGTTGCTGCTTTTTTACCAGCAGTAGAATTAAAAAATCTAGCTACATTTTTATCTTTTGATATGTCTTTTAAAAATTGTTCTGGATCTTGTCTGGCTGCAGGACAACCACTACCTTCACTTAAAAATATTCTGCCACCTTTTGCTTTTTTTCTGGCACAATAAACTTGCATGACATTTCCTAGACCACCATCTTTTCCCGCTTTAACTAATACATCTGCAATTCTTCCATATTTTTTATTTGTAAGAGCTTTAAAAAAATTATTTTTAACAGTTTGATAATCTAAAGGTTTTCCCGTAACGGATTGTTCTGCAAGTCTAATTGCTCTTTGTTTAATTAACTCAGGATTACCACTGCCAGATAAATCATTTATTGCATTAGTTATAGAAATCCCATCTTTTCTTTTTATAACACCTCTTTCTACTAATTTGTTAACACCCATTTCTATTTGATTAATGTCTCTTGTATTATAAGTTAAATTGGTAAAAGGCTCTCCAGCTACACCTTTTGATCCATGCATAATATCAAAACTTCCTAGTTTTGGACTCCATTGATAGTTGTTAACTTGTGTTCTTTTAACTAATTCTCCCACAGTTATAGTTTTACCCTCGTTTATGGGATCTGGTATTACTTGTGTATTTAATCTATTTATAGCTAATTGATTATTATATACTTCTGGAAAATCTTTTTTCATAAGATCAGGTGTTAAATCATTTGCCTTATAAATTTTTCCGTTATATTCAAAACCAACTTTATTAAAAGGAAGCTCTAATCCAAGCTGCCACTTAATGGGATTTCCTTTTTGATCTACAAATTTAACAACACCTTCACCTTTATTTCTGTTCCAATTTCTTTTTGCAAACTCCATGACTCTAAATTTAGGGCTATATGTAAAACCTTTTTTTCCATAAAGCCCACCTTTTTTACTTTGCCCTGTGATATCTTCTACACCTGTAAATCTTGGAGTTCCCAGTTCTAACTCTAAGGCCGCTTTTAATTGATCTGAAAGAGAAAGGTTTTTTAAAAAACCATGTTTATTTTCTTTATTAAATCTTTGCACCAAAGTGTAACCACCTTGATTTTCTAAAACTTTGTATGTTTGATTTTGTGGTAATAGTTTTGTTACTACTCTTCTATCTAAACCAGTTCTTTTTTGTATGGCTTGATAAAAGAAATCACCTAAAGGTTTATCTTCCATCAACATATTTTTTATAACATTATCTAATTTTGTTTCAGCAGAATCTAAAGTATTTATCACTGGATATGTTCTAGATCCAAATTGATTAACTTTATTTCTAGATGGTTTACCTTTATAATAAACTGTAACATATCTTGGTTTTAATTTAAATTTTTTTTCAACCATGCTAGATACATCTTCTTTAGTATAAAATTTTTCTTCGGCATTTAATTTAGGAATTAGTTCAGATAAATATTTATTTATTTTATCTGATTTTGCTAAAACACTAGGAGGTCCTTTTCTTTTGTCTTTTAATTTTTTATATTCTTCAAATTGAGCATCTGACCCTTTGTTATCTGTAAGTTTCATAAACTCATTGTAAAGTCTTAATGATTCTTCAGCTTTGTCAGTTCTAATTTCTTTTTTAGCATATCCAGGTCTTGATCCATCAGTGCTTGGTTGAACTAACATACCACCACCTGCTAGTGGATTACGTTCGTTAAAATCGTCAAAGGCTTCTCTTATAATAGCTTTCTCTGGTCTAGGTGCAGTGTTTCCTGTTGTGATTATATCTTCACCTAATTCTTTTTTTAATTCTTCTATTGCTTGTTCTAAAGGATCCACGTTACTCTCCTAACATAGAGGCGACACCACCAGACGCGTTCATTTTTCTACCGTCTTTTGTTTGCATATTTTTTATCATTTGTTCTATTTCTAAAAAATCCTGCTCTGTTGCAGATTTTGGAACAGCAAAGCCCATTTGTTTTTCACCCATCGAAGCCTCTATCAAATCATCTGCCATACCCTTCATGCCATAATCTCCCATTGATTTTCTAAATTCTTCTTTTCTTTTGTTAAAATCTAAACGTGTTCTAACCATATCTCTCATATTTTCTATCATCTGCATTCTTCCTTCTTGCATTTGTCCTTTTATTCTATTGAATTCTTCTTCACCTATTATTCTTTTAAGATTTCTCGGCAATGCTTTATAGTTTGCAATTTTTAAATAATCAGATGGTTTAATGCCTTTTTCTTTTGCAAGACTTTTAATTATAGCTCTCACAATTCCACCACCTGAATAACCTGCTATACCACCTGATGCCATATCATCTTCTATATAATCTTCTGGATCAGGACCTGTGTATCTGTCAGCTGCATACTGTGATGGATTTTCTTCTGCTTGTTTTAACATTTCTTTTTTATTTTTTTCAATCATCATTTCTTTGATCGTAGGTTTCTTTTGACCTTTTGCATAAAGTTTAACTTTAGTTAAATCAGATGTTAGATCTTTTGTGTCAGTTACTGTGTTGTCTGTAACTTCTGTTACGTAATCATCAGGACCATCCATGTAGTTTGCGTAATCATTTTCTACAGCTGTAAACTCATCTGCTGGTTTTCCTTTTGTAGTTTCATCTGCTTGACCTGGTTTAAATTCTAATGATACAAGAGCATCGCCTTGATCACCCTGCACGTTTCTAAACGGGTCATCTATGTCAACTCTAACTGTGCCAGTATCTAAATCTCTATATACATAAACAGTTGTTTCATCATCTAATCTTTTTAAGTGAACTACTTCTCTTTCTTTTGTTGCAAAGTTTTTAGTGACATTCTCTCCTTCTTCAATAACTCTGTTAGCTAATGCATCAAACCAAGATGGTTTACCTGCAATGTTTGGTGTAGTTACTTCTGCTATTTTAGAAGCAGCTTTGGTTGGCTCTTTACCAAGTAATTTTAGTATACCTGATTTAGCGGCAGCTCCTGCAGCAGTCACTCCACCCATTAATTTTAAAAACGTTCTTCTGTCCATGCCTTTTTTAAAACCAATACGACCGCCATCTGCTTTATCATCTCTTAATTTTTTCTGTAATTCTGTTATCTTATCAATAAGTGGTTTTGCTCTTTCTCTAAAATCAGGACTGTCAGGATTTAAATTACCTAATTGTGTTTCTGTTTTTATAATTTCTTGTTTAATATCTGACATGTTTGTTGTGTCGTAGTCTTCCAAACCATAAACATCTGGTCTATTTTTTCTTTCAAGTATTTTTTCTATTGTTTCTTGATTTCCTTTTTCTAATCTTGCTTTAATCTCTGCATCTGTCTCTGGTCTATTTGCTTGTCTAAAGAAAAAATCTGATTTAATTTTTTTGCCCTCCTGTGTACCACCGCTTATTGGTTTACTAGGATCTAATTTTTCACCTGATAGATTAAATACATCTGCTTGTTGTGAACTCATAATTCCTTGTTCACGAGCCTGCTCCATTGATTCTTTTTTCTCTATTGCAGCCATGACGTTCTCTAACATCTCGTCAGT